CACTGGAGTCGCTGGAGTCGCTGGAGTAAATAGGTGCCCTAGGAGAGGATCAGCCTTGGTCTCAGGCTGATCCAGCCACTCGGCAAATCCAACAGCCTTACCCCCAGCCCCTGCAGCATAGTCCTCGTACTCCCGTGCCACCGACCGCTGGATTCGGGGGTCGGTAAATTTCCCCCCCAGCTTAGCATAGGCCAGCTCGCGAGCATGTTGCGCGCTCGTGGACACCAGCTGAGCCTCCATGGCGGTTAGCTGAGCCTGGAGGGAGGCCAGTTGGGCTGCAGGATCATTTGTGGCTTCTTCGGCCATTGTGGCCTCCTTTCATCTTAGGTTAACTTAGGCCCTGAGATCTCTCGAATTAGGGCCGTGAAATCGGCCCCTTCTACTAGAGCCTTCACGGCTTCCTCAACTGAAAGTTCAGGTTGAATCAATCTTTTGGCTTCGACGGGGGAGATCAAACCTGCTGCCAGGAGCTTGGTTGCCCGCTCGATAGCGGCATTTTGTTCCTGGGTGGATCGGCCTACATCGGGATAGGCGATGCTGTATGCCTCAGGCTGCTCAGGGTAGGTCGTCTTGGCATAGGCATTGGCCATGCGTGCTGCCGTGGCCAGGAGCTGTTGATCAGCCATTTTGGCGGCGGGGACCTGCGCCATTGCGGCTGCCCTCTGCCCCTCCTTGGAGATTGCCAGGGCATATCCAGATTGAGTGGATGATCCCTCGATCTGGACACTGGATGCTGCTAGCCCGGCGTCCACGAGGCACCCTGCTGCATATGCTTGGATTGCCTCTGCGGTGAGCTTAACATCCATCGCAGGAGGCAAAGTGCCCAAAGAGCCCTGCTTATCTCCCTTGGACCGAAGAGGGAGGATGCTCGTCTGGTCCATGGGCAGGTATTCCACGCCGTCTCTGGACGGGACCACACCAGAGGGGATCTCGATATCCATGCCATATCGTTGGGGGTGGGCAGCGTCGCGCACCCCCGTGGTCCAAAAAGTCCATAGGGACGCCACTCTGAGTGTGCCTGACACGATCTCAGCGTGGATGTTTTCGTGCCATAGGCTCCTGCCTACCTCGGCATGGCACAGGATGTACGGGAGGATAGGTTTCCCCGCCGTGTCCCGGTATGGGTATCCCGTGGTGTCTATGTAGGTGGTGGTCACATCGTGGTGCATGCCCTTATCATCGATGGATTCGATCCGGAAAATGGGGGACTCTGGATCTCTGATATCCCAGATCTCCCACGTCCATAGGTCGCCTGCAGGGCCTGATCGCTCCACTAGCTCCTCGATCCTGATAGGTACATCGGGATGCTGAGGATCAGCCAGGGCCACCACTCGATCCGAGGTCACGGGGCGGCAGGCCACCTGACCATCGATCCAGTCCAGGCGGACGAGGCGCTCCCCCATGCCTAGAGCATATCTCTGAGCCTTACCCCGCACAGGCCATAGATAGGGGGTCACGATTTCTGGGGCCACTAGGGGCTCCCCTCCCACGAGTACAGGTACTCCATCAGGAGCCCTATACAAAAGGTCGACCTGGCGAACGTAGCTTAGCAGGAGATTTCGGCTGAGGTCGGGGCAGGTCATTCGGGCCACGACCTGTGGTGCAAAAAACTGACTTAGATCCTGCCTTAGATCCTGAGCCCACTGGCCTGCTAGGATTCGGTGGCGGAGGCCACTGGCCTGCCAGCGCTCCTGCTCCTCATGATCTTGGGGTGTTGGGCGGATCTTCATGGGTGTGGGCCTCATGTATACTTCATGTACCTTATAGGCCCTCTATTGATCTGTCAATAGAGGCGCACCTTGGCCTGCTCAGGAGAGGAGTCTCCCAGGTACTCCATGCCGATGTATCGGAATCCATCGATCGCGTCCTTGGCTGGATCATTGGGCTTGCCCTGCCAGCGTTGCATGGATTTTAGCAAGATCTTACAGCCCTCATGGATCTTTAGGTGTCCCCCTCGCATGGCATTATTCATCGCGCGCACTCCGCGCTCGATTGAGCCAGGCCCCTTCCTTGGCACGGAAATTGCAAATGGGGGTCTGGTGCTGTTGTTCAGACGGGCAAAACAGTCCTCTAATGTTTCATTAACCGAAGCCCCACCACCAGACTTGCCCAAGCTATTCACGTCGCCCACAGCCTTCTTAACATCGCTTAAGGTTAGGCCCCAAGACTCGATTAGTTTTTTAATGCCCTCAGCATCCTCGGTTGGGTGGGTATGGGAGGCATTAATGTACTCCCCCAAGATCCATAAGGTCTTGCCATCCCAGCCCACGAGAATGGCCACCTCCTTTCCGGGGCCGTGGCCGTGGTCCAGGCCAAGGCCAAAAGACTGCATGGGAGGGAGCTTTTTGTGATCGTCAAAAATCACAGACTCGTCTAGGGCGTGCATCCATCGTGTTGCCGTGTTCCCATGCCACCCTCCCATGACACGCTGCTCATATTCCCATGGGGAGTACAGGGCCACCTGCTCTGTGATCTCCTCAGGGGTGCGCCATGGTACATTTTCCGGGCTGTATGTGATCCGGCCCACATCCCAGTCCCCTGAGGGCTGGACGCCCGACTCTTCATCCCCCTCCAGGATGATCCTAAGCCAATCTAGATCCTGCTCGGAGTCGATTGGAGTACAGGTCAGCGAGACAGGGCCGCCCACGTCCGCTGTGCGAGCCAGCAGCTCGGACCATTGGTGGGGCTTAGGCGGCTCGTCGATCCATAGATAGTCGCACGATCCTGAGGCAGAGGCGACTGAGCTCCCCTTGGAGCTCAGAAACTGGATCACATACCCATCTAACATGGTGATCCTGTGATTCTGCCAATGCCCGTGCTCGAAGTATTTTGTCTTGGTCCAATCGACCAAATGCGTGGGGCAGGAGGCCCATAGGGCCTTGGCCACCGCCCTATAGGGGCCTCCCCAGGTGCCGCATACGATCCAGGCTGATCCCTGCTTTCGGCGGATCTGCCTCCATGGATGATCCCCAGCCGCCTGCCACCAGATCTCCATGGCCCCACTTAGAGTTTTCCCCACTCGATTGGCCGCGATTAAGGCGCGCAATCGGCGTGCGGATTTGTGGAAGCGCTCTTGGCCAGGCGTGGGCCAATAGGCCAGCCTGCGATCTGCCTGGATGCTCAGGGCCAGATGGAGGAGAGGATCACTCTCCATCCTCGTCCTCTCCATCCTCCTCTAGGTGAGGGCGCCCGGGCCCTCGCGTGGGCGCAGGCATGGTCCGGATCACGTCAATAGCCCATGGAGGCAGGGATTGGATTGCCTTAATCATTTCATCGCGGGACATGATATCCGTGGTGGCCTTTGCCAACTGAGCAGTGGCCGCCAGATCTAGGATCTTCGCAGCGGCGCGTACGCCCACAGGGGTGACCTCCCCGTGATCTGGATGCTCAAGATCCATGGCGGCCGAGAGATAGCTCATGGCCTGAGCCTGCCTCCCGGAGAGGATCTCAGCCGTCTCCGCCTGCAGCTCCTGTATGCGAGCGGTGCAGTGATTTTTAAAAACTGGCTCCCGCCTCCACCCGTAGAGGGTGGGCTCCGCCACGCCCATATGCTTGGCGACGGCCCTCATGCTCCAGCCCCGGAGGTACAGCTCTGCGGCCTGGATCATCGCGGCTGTGAGCTTTTTCAGCGGGGCCTTTCGCCGCTTTGTTGAGGTTGGCATGATATTTTCCCCTGATAAGGTGATCTAGCATCCCCCTAAGCAAAAAGAGGGGGCCTATTAGCCCCCCTCTATAACCTCATTATCGGACGGGGAGTAGTCTCCCTCTCCGATCCCTCCTCCTTGCCCTGGCAGCTGCCTGCTTCGGGGAGGGGATCTGATATCCTCCCCCTGAGTCGAACTCAACCTCAGGCATAGGGGGCATATTCCCCGGCTTATCTCCCCATAGATAGGTGGTGATCCCATGGGCCTGGCAGATTAGGGCCATCTCCATCAGGATCTCTCTGGGGATATCTCCTCCTCCTCCCGAGGATAGCTCACGCAATCGTCTGAGAGTCTCCTCTGGGACGCGGGGGGGTGTGGTGGTTTGGGTGTCTTCCATCTGTGCCTCCTAGGGTTAAAACGAATCAAGGAACTCGAAGATGGTCATGGGAGGAGCGGCTATTGTCTTCGCTCTCCTCTCCTCAGCCAGGATACTCTCTATGGCCTCCCTGATCCTATCCCTGGCATCATCCGATAGATGATCGAGCTCTGATCCTGAGGAGGCCACCCGGAGCTCAGCTCCCTCCTCTCTCCTGGATATTGTCAGCCTGAGGGGGCTCTGATTTATGGCCCCGGCCTGCTGAGGGCCGGAGAGCCTGTAGACCCCCACGCCATGGCATCGGCATAACCCCTCAGATAGGATGGGCCACCCGTCCATCCTGAGTTCACGCACCCTGCCCTTAATATTTTCCAGGTGGGTTGCCTCTCGGATCTCAGAGAGGCAACGGGGTAGGCCGTCCCTCAGGGCGGCGAGGGTGATCTCTTTTGCGGCTGGCCTCATGGGAGCCTCCTGTTGTGGGTTCTTCCACATATATGGAGGACTTATAGATAGGTTATCGCAAGTATTTCCTCGGCCACGGACAAACCTACACTTTCATCAATTTTGGTAACCAGAAGCACCTGAACTAAGCAGGTGCTTCTGGTTACCAAAAAACCCGTAAACCCGCATGGTTGAGCGATTTGTTTAAAAAACAACTCCACCTATCCATGGGGTGGGCAAGTGGTGCCTCTCCACCCCATGGATAGGTGTTTGGTGTTGTTTTGGTTCAAAAGAGCTAGAACAGCCTCCGGGGCTCGTCTACGGGTTTTTTGGTAACCAGAAGCACCTGCCTAACTCAGGTGCTTCTGGTTACCAAAATTGATGAAAGTGTAGGTTTGTCCGTTGGGGAGGGCGGCAACACACCTACCTCAAAACTATCCCGAGAGTGGATACTTTTT